AGTAACTCTCAGGAATGTTGTGGGGGGGTTGACATCAGCGACCCTCCGTGATATGATGGAGGAAACTATCAGTATTTGACAGTGTTTTGCGGGCGGTTGTTGTTATCGTCGGCGGGCGTGATATAAAATCAATGGGTCCCTGTAACCTACAGAGGTGACAATTCGACCTCGATATATAATGCAAAAGTCGATTTCATTAATGGAAAAAAATTCCCGGAGGTAAAAAACCAATGGAAAAGGTTTATCACATCTATGCAAAAGAAGAGTGTATATACAACAATCTTAGTACGGACGAATTTAATCATACATGGGAAACCCTCAAGGGAATGGTTGGTCTAATGAAGACCGATTATGAACTTGAGGATTTGTCTTATGAGGAGTGTAATCGCCCCCTTGGATATGGTGGTACGGATAATACTATAGAACCACACGGTGAAGATTCATACTGAAAGTAGAGGAAACCGACATAGGTTTCTGAGATTGACAGACTACATATTAAACGTTATAATTGGAATGAAGTAATTTCGAGAACATGGCAAAAGGATTTACTGTAAAGGCAAAAGCGCCCACAAAGAAAAAAGAAGAGTGGGACATTGCATCAATCAAAGAACGAATGAAAGGGAAGACGATTGTATTCTGTCTACCTGGACGTGGATGTTCTTTTACGTTTCTGAAGAACTTTGTACAACTGTGCTTTGATATGGTACAGAATGGTATGAGTATTCAGATTAGTCAAGACTACAGTTCTATGGTTAACTTTGCACGTTGTAAGTGCTTAGGTGCCAATGTTCTGCGTGGTCCAAAGCAAGTCCCTTGGGATGGTAAGTTGGAATATGACTATCAGTTGTGGATCGACAGCGATATTGTCTTTTCCACAGAGAAGTTTTGGCAACTCTGTGATATGGCAATTAATGAAGAAGGTAAGGAGAAGGAAATCGTTAGTGGATGGTATGCCACTGAAGATGGACAGACCACCTCTGTTGCACACTGGTTGGAAGAAGATGACTTCCGTACTAATGGTGGAGTAATGAACCACGAAACAGTGGAATCTATTCAGAAGCGGCGTAAGCCTTTCACTGTAGATTACACAGGTTTTGGATGGGTGCTCATTAAGAAGGGTGTATTTGAGAATCTTGAGTATCCTTGGTTTGCTCCTAAGATGCAAGTCTTTGAGAGTGGTAATGTTCAGGACATGTGTGGTGAGGATGTTTCATTCTGTCTTGATGCAAAGGAAGAAGGATTTGAGATCTGGTGCGATCCTCGTATCAGAGTTGGGCACGAAAAAACTCGTATTATCTGAGGTACTGAACTATGATGATGAAAGGCGGCACTTATGTTAAGGGCAAACCGAAGAAAACTCGGCAAGGAAACTCGCAGTATACTTTGAGATCCGCGACTTCTCGTAACAAAGCAAAGAAGAAGTATAGGGGACAAGGTAAGTAAAATATATAAGAGTAGTTGTAAACTTTTGTATGTCTTGCTTGATTGCGAACCTTCCCTCCTATGAGGTATGGGTAAGAAAAGAATATCTCACTGATCATCAATCTGGTCACGGTGAATTTGTAAAAGGCGTTTGGGTATCGGTTAAGTCGATACCTGGGCGTGCTTTTTATTTTGAAACATACTTACCAGAGTATGCGGCAATGTATGATAAGTTGCCTATCAGCGCGTTTGTCTCGTCTCCTGAACTACCAACACCTGATATGGAGTTACATAACCTCCAATTCTGGAATTGTATGGACTATGGTGTCACTGTAGTACAGAAACAATTCATTGGTAGTATGCACTATGAGTGTCATACAAGAGATTATGGAGCACAAACAGGTACATATATCTGTACGATCGATAATTATCACCAAGATCCTGATGCAATTGACTACTCAACATCAGAAAATCCATCAGAACATAAGTCTCATAACTTAATTGAGCTAGATAATGGGCAGTTTGCACTGTATCCTAACAATAGAACACGTATTTTCGACAATTCATTGACTCCTGAAGACCCCAAGATTCCAGATTTTAAGGTTTCGACTGTATATTATCAAGTTGAGAATGGTCATGACCGTGATGGACTCGGAAATGACGAAAATTATTTCTGGAAAACTGCAAAAGAGCGTAAAGGTGACAAAGTAGAGTATAAAAACGTCGATACTTTAGACTTAAATCCATAAAAAATCCAAAAATTACCAAATTTTAGACAAATGAACGATTTTCTAGACAATCTTGCCAATGATCAGCACCAAAAAATGCTTCGTGAGATCGCAAATGATGATTTGACACCAAAAAAACGTGATAAAAAGGAGGAAACTGAGATTTTTGAAAATCAGACTGATCCTGAACCTCTTTACGAGTGAAAAATAATTAAAATCCTTGATAAATAATACATAATTGCCGTATTGTTGTGCCTTTAGAAAGGGTAAGTCAAGGATTTAAGGATATTAGTATGACTTTTCAGAGTAATCCTCTGACGAGTGACTTGATTGCCTTAAAAAATGAGAATGCAATCGCTAGATCAGTCAAAAACATTGTATTTACGAATCCTGGAGAGAAATTTTTTAATCCAAGATTTGGATCTCGTATTACAGGATCTCTTTTCGAGAATGCAGATGATTTGACTGCGATTGAAATTCAAACTCAAATTCAGGAATCTATTAATAGGTATGAACCAAGAGTTAAACTCAGGTCTGTTGACGCAAATGCTGATATAGATGGCAATGCATTCGATGTTGTTATTACATATGACATTATAGGAGCTGACCTTCCACCACAACAATTAGAATTCGTATTGCAACCAACCAGGTAAAATGCCATTAGTAAATTTTACAAATCTAGACTTTGAGGACGTTAAAACAACACTCAAAGATTATTTAAAGTCAAATTCCAATTTTACGGACTATGACTTTGAAGGTTCTAACCTATCATCTATTTTAGATGTACTAGCATATAATACGTACATTACTTCGTATAATGCCAACATGGTGGCAAACGAAGTTTTTATTGATACGGCAACTTTAAGAGAGAATGTAATAGCTCTTGCGAGAAATATTGGATATACCCCTAGATCAAGAAAAGCAGCAACTTCATCAATATCGTTCTTTGTTGATACAACTAACATAACACCTAGACCAGCGTCTCTAACCCTCCGTAGAGGGACTGTAGCAACGTCTTCAGCGTCGTTTGGAGGTACAGGTGGTGCGTTCTGTATTTTGGATGATATAACGGTTCCTGTAATCAATAACATTGCATCCTTTAATAACATCACAATTTTTGAAGGAACTGTACTGCAAAAGAATTTCACATATAGTGACAGAAATCCCCAACAAAAATTTATCCTACCAAATATTGGGGTTGATACAGATTTAATTAGAGTATCTGTTAAAAATAACTCTTCATCCACTGCATCAGTAAAGTATTCTTTGCAGGATAATTTATTCAATATTGATTCTGAGTCAAAAGTCTACTTCTTACAAGAAGTAGCAGATGAAAGATATGAAATATTCTTTGGTGATGGAGTCTTTGGTCAAAAATTAGAAGACTCAAATTATATTACTGTTGACTATCTTACAAGTCACGGAGATTCTGGCAACGGATTCTCTCAATTTGCATTTAATGGAAGAATTACATATGTAAGAGATGGATCTGAATATGTTGTTTCAGAGGGTATCTCATTAGTAACGCCTGACTATAGTTCTAGAGGAGGAAGTTCTATTGAGGCAGTTGAGTCAGTCAGAAAATATGCACCAAAAGTTTATGCAACTCAAAATCGTGCAGTAACTGCAGACGATTATGAAACTTTAGTTCCATCAAAGATATATCCTGATACTGAGTCTATTTCAGTATTTGGAGGAGAAGATTTAATTCCTCCTCAGTACGGTAAAGTTTTTATTAGTATTAAACCAAAATTTGGTGATTTCTTACCTAATCTGATTAAAGATAATATTAAACTAAAACTTAAAAAATATGCTGTTGCTGGTATTGTACCAGAAATCTTGGATCTGAAATATCTGTTTATTGAGATTAGCTCTAGAGTTTACTATAATACGAATCTTGCACCGTCAGCAGCAGATGTTTCTACAACAGTATCCAATAATGCAGCAAAGTATTCGGACTCTACTGAGTTAAATAAGTATGGTGCTAGATTTAAGTATAGTAAATTCTTAAAAATACTTGATGATAGTCATGAGTCTGTTACATCTAACATTACTGTTGTTAAGATAAGAAGAGATTTGAGAATCGTACCAAATACAATTGCAGAGTATCAAATTGGATTTGGCAATCAATTCTATATTAAAAGAACGGATGGATATAACATAAAATCAAGTGCTTTTAGAGTTGCTGGAATTAATGAAAATGTTTATCTAGGTGATATTCCAAACACAGATCGTTCTACAGGATCATTATTTTTCTTTACTCTTCCTAATGTTGGTTCGCAGAATCCATCAATTGTAAGAACAAATGTAGGTAAAATTGATTATGTGAATGGTATTATTACCCTTAATGCAATTAATATTATTGCAGGTATGGAAAAAGATGGGCAACAAACCATCGAAATTGAAGCAACTCCATTATCAAATGATGTTGTCGGATTACAGGACCTTTATTTGCAACTAGATACTAGTAACAGTACGTTTGAAATGGTATCGGACGAAATCGCATCTGGACTTGATCCATCAGCATCGAGTTATATTGTATCTTCCTCTTATGCGGACGGTAATTTAGTTCGTGTTGGTGGACCTGAAAATGTAGCAATTACTCAAACTACCACAGATAGTAGTATAACAAATACTTCCTTTACAGGAACAACAACTACTTCAGGGTCAACTGGAGCATCCTCTGGTTCCACTGGAGGTGGATCAACACCTTCAGGTTCAGGCAGCGGTTACTAATTCAGAGATATAGAAAAAAATGGCAGAAACAAGAATCAAGTTTAGCAGCATCGTTAAGAACCAGCTCCCTACCTATGTGGAGAATGAGTTCCCACTTATCTCTGAATTTTTAAAGCAATATTATATTGGACAGGAATATAAAAGTGGTCCTATTGATCTGATTCAAAATATTGATCAGTATGTAAAAATTGATGAACAAACTTCAATAAATCATGAAATTGTTCTGATTGGAGACATTGACGAATTTGCTACAACAATCAATGTTGATGTTGGAGAATCTCCAAGAGGAACAGAATTTTTCCCAAATTCATATGGTCTATTAAAAATAGGCGATGAGGTAATTTCATATACAGGTAAAACAGAAACTTCTTTTACTGGATGTATTAGAGGTTTTAGTGGCATAACGTCATATAAATCTGATTCAAATCCAGGAGAACTTGTCTTTAGTTCCACTTCTGCTGCAGAACATAAGTCTGGGGCAAAGATAGAGAACTTAACTTGCCTTTTCTTAAAAGAGTTTTTAAATAAAACAAAAGTACAATTACTTCCAGGATTGTCTGACAGACCCTTAGCGTCCGATTTAAATCAAAATATTTTTATAAAGCAATCTAAAGACTTCTATACTAGTAAAGGAACTGACGAATCTTATAAAATTTTATTTAAAGCTCTCTATGGTGTAAATGTAGATATTGTTAAACCAAGAGATAATCTTTTTACTCCATCAAATGCAAGTAACTTAGTTACTTCTAATTTCTTAGTGGAATCAATCGAGGGCGATCCTTCAGATGTAGAAAGTAGAACTATATTTCAGGGAGACAATGATGAAACATATACTTCAATATATGACGTAAAAAAAGTATCTGCTGGTGCAGGAAAAACTTATTATAGTCTTTCATTCGATGATGGATATAATAGAGATGTTAGATCTCTTGGTTCTACAGTTGGTGCATTTAAAATCGCACCTAAAACGCATGTAATTGGAAACGTTTCTGCCGGATCAACGTATATTGATGTTGACTCAACGGTAGGATTTGAAAATTCTGGTGAAATTTATGTGAAATATCCAACAGGAGTATCTAATCAGGTTGGTATTGTATCTT